CAAAACTCTCCTTAAATGATGATATAATAATCCTACAATGAATGCACAAGACTGGTTGGGAATGATTCTTACATTGCTATCAATTCTAGCACTAGTTGCAGGCGGAGTCAAATGGCTTGTAAAACATTATTTATCCGAACTGCGCCCGAATGGTGGATCTAGTGTAAAAGACCAGGTCAATAGGCTTGAAATTAAAGTTGACAAACTGTATGACATTTTGATTGAAAATCGAATTACAGATTCTAGTAAATAATATATACTATATATAATATATATAAGATATCTTTTATATATTTAACTTAAAGATACATCTTTTTTCTTATATATTTTAAGTATACACGAACTTTCCTGATCTGTCAAATGAAAAACCGTATGGTATAATAATTTTATGAGTTCTGTCACCGCTTCCATTGATCAAGTAGGAGCATCTCCCATAAATATCCAATGGAAAGTAGTTCGTGGAGATTCTGCAACTCTTAAAGTAGAATTTTTAGAAGATGATGAAGTTACCTTTGTAGATATTTCTGATTGGACATTTGTTTCTTCTTCCTACGATGCCTCTGGTGATACTTTAGATGAATTGACCGTTGAAAAATATACTGGTTATGTTGTTATTACCGCTACCTCTGAGATTACAAAACTTTGGGGAACTGGTTATAGAAATACCGTTTTAGAATTACCTTTTGACTTGGAAATTATTATTCCTAACGATGAGTCTGGTGCAGTTGAATCAGAAGTTACTTGGACACCAGTTATTGGAACTATTGTAGTGCTTAGCGATGTAACAGGTACCGGATTATGATTATTAAAGTTACATCACCTGCAGTTACACCCTCTAAGGTAATTAAGGTTAACCTAAAAACCTTTATAATTAATAAGTGAGCATAAGTAAAAAGTCTGAAATTCCAGGGATGCAATCAAAGCCTAAATATGGCTATGCCGAAGCAGCAGCAGAAACAGTTATAGAAACAAATAACCCCTTAGTGCCCGATATAGACTACAGAATACTTGTAGGGCCACCAGGACCACAAGGAATTGCTGGTAGACAGGGAGAGATAGGACCAAAAGGCGATAAAGGGGATCCTGGGCCACAAGGTGCTAAAGGTGAAAGAGGACAAAAGGGAGAACCAGGAGAATCATCAATTGTTGCAAGCAACGGAATAGTTTCTCAAAATAGAAAGTCTGGTTGGGCATATTATGAAAATTTAGATCAGTCACAAATTCGTGTAGGACTATCTAGCGGAGATGAAGGATGGGTAAATATATTAAACGATGCAAAATCTGAAGGGACAAACGAAGAATATTTGCCAAAAGAAAATGTAAGTCTATGGAGTGCAGCAAATCAACAATTAAACTTTAAAGGATTAGATATAGGCACTAGAGTTGAAATAACTTATTGTTTTGAATTAGAAACATATGGAAATAATACTGAGGTTTGGATAAGAGCCTTTTCTGAAAAAGCAACTTTAAATTCAACACAGTTTGTAGCAAACCTAAAATATAAATATCTTTATGATTTTTCAGTTACCCAAACCCTGTACATAGTAAATGACAGAATTAGAAAATATGGAATTAACCCACAAATTAGAGCAGATTTTGACGGGGATGTAAAAGTCAAATCTATCTTAGTCCACATTTCTTAGTGGTATAATAAGATCATGGCATTTCCTGGAACATATGACTTTGACTATTATCGTGGAGACACATTTGTTTTTACAATTACCCCAAAAACTTCTGCTGGAGCAACTTTCCCATTAGATTCCTATTCTGCTGCGGGAGCAATTTTTTCAATTGCTTCAAGTAGAGGAGACAGCCCAACTACATCAATTGATAGTGTTGCGGATACAACTAAACTTTCTGCAGTAATCAATACAAGTACAGACATTATTACTTGTACAATTAAACCAGGTGCTAGAACCGATTTGGTTGGAGGATCAACATATTATTATGATGTTGAAATCTTTAATAGTGCTGCATTAAGATATACACTTTTAACTGGAGCAATTACAGTAACCGATGACGTAACTGGTGCATAATGCCAGAAGTTTTTGTTTATGAAGACTCTATAACTGTTTATGAACCAAATTTAAACATTGTTCTCAATACCGCTCCAAATTTAACTGGAATTGACCAAGAAGTAGAAGTAACGCAAGTAGCAACCGCAATAACGGTAACTGAATAATTTTTATTAATATGGTATAATATTTCTATGGCTGCCGGAAACATTGGAACTGATCAAACTCATCACTATCCCCTTGCAAAAATGCCAGCGCTAACTGACGCTGCAGATATTCAGATTGCATTAAGAAATTATCATTATGGACAAGACACTCCCATTGCAACTGGCGTAGCCCCAACTGCAGGTATTGCATATTATTTAAAACAAATTGAAGCATCAATCGCTGAAATTTCTACAGACACTAGCGCAGTTGTTTTAGAATCTGTTATGGACGCAAAAGGAGATCTTTTTGTTGGATCTGGTAACAACGCATTAGATAATTTATCAATTCCAGGAGGAAGTAACGGATATCTTTTAACAGCAGATACAGCAGAAACACTTGGAGTTAAATGGGCACCACCTGCGGTAACTGCAGCAACCACATCTGTTGTGGGAAGTGTTCAACTAAGTGATTCAATATCAGAAACCTCATCAGTTAAAGCAGCAACACCAACTGCAGTAAAAACAGTTGCAGAGAGCACGTCTGCATTAAATTTTACTATTTTAGAAAAAACAGCAGATCATACATTGGTTTTGTCAGATGGATATAAAATTATTGAAATGAATTTAACATCAACTGCAAATACAGTTACCATTCCAACTAATTCAACTCAGGCTTTTGCAACTGGTTCACAGATTACAATTATTCAAACTGGAACTGGAGCAACAACAGTAACAGTTTCTGCTGGAGTTACATTAAATTGTACACCTCAAATTTCTTCAAATGCAGCAAAATTAAGAGCACAGTATTCGTCCTGCACACTAATTAAACGAGCAACCAATACTTGGATTGCAATTGGCGACTTGAGTGCATAATGCCATTACCACCAATATCTTCAGGTAGTGGAGGAATACAACCAGGAATTCCAACAATTGGAACCGCAACAGCAGGAGATGCTAGTGCATCAATTACTTTTACAGCCCCTTCATATTTAGGAAAACCAACGGGAACAACTTATACTGCAACTTCAACTCCATCTAGTATAACTGGAACATCTTCAACCTCTCCAATAACTGTTAGTGGTTTATCAAATGGAACAGCCTATACATTTAAAGTAAAATTAGGAAACGGTGTTGCTACATCATTAGAATCTGCTTCAAGCAATTCGGCTACTCCTGCTGCATCCCCTGCACCATTTGGTTTTACACCTTTTGCACCATTTGGTTTTACTCCATTTAGTTTTACACCATTTGGTTTTACTCCATTTGGTCCATCCTATTCTGAATATTCAGTTGCTAGAAATACAGGAGTTTTAACAGTTGATGGAAGAAAACCAGCATCTGAACTACAAGTTGGAGACAAACTTTATGGAATGAATATTCCATCTGAAAATGTATTAGATTGGACATCTTGGCAAAGTTCTGATATTGTTTTAAATTCTGACAATGTTGTAGAGACTGAAATTGTAAGCATTAATCTTCATCAAACAGATAAGATCTATTCTATTAACGGAGATTTATATTCTGGTTCACATTATGTTTTAACCAAAAAAGATGATGTTGTTAAGTTTACAAGAGCAGATGAAATTGATTCTACATATTTTGTTTATTCATATGCAGCATTTGATTTTGAAGCAATCATTTCTGTAGAGGCAATTGATTATGAAGAAACAGTTTATTCTATTAACTGTGAGCCATACGACAACTTCTTTACAGATAATATGTTGGTTTTTGATAGTAAAGATAAAACAAATAATTAATCAGGATACCTTGCAAGCCACTCTTTAGTCTTCCAAGTAATACCCTTCCAGGCAGACCAGTCTTTACCACCATCACTCATATGATAAGCAATCTCTGCATTTTTAACGGGATCGAATAGATCTTCATTGGATTCTAAATTAAATTTATCCCGTCGATCTTGACCCATTGATCCTAGCATATTGATTTGGAATAGGCCATAAGAATTATCTCCAGTGTTTCTATTTGGATTCCAAGAGTTAGGAGTACCCATAGATTCTTTCATTACTGTTGCCCAAGCAACTTTTAGTGCATAGCCTTCAAACCCTACAGACTTTAATATTTTAATTAGTTCATCTTTTTCAAGAGGGGTTCCATATTTGTACTTTTTCTTAGTTTTATTATTTTCTTCCTTAGAAACTGAAAAAACCGCCTCAGCGGTTTGGGTTTCACTTTTTGACACGGTACTACTCAAGTTATTTTCAGCATTAGCACTAGAATTAGAGAACAAAGCAATTCCAGTTACTGCTGCGAGTATTCCAATCACTATCTTATTAGTTGTCATGACTGTTCCTCCTTAGAAACAAAAACACCATAAAGTTATGGTGTTACTCACTAGTATATCATGGATTTGGATATTGAGTCAACTTAAAGACTTAATGTGATATAATTTCTTTATGGCTAAATACCGCAATCCAGACGAATCAGAGATGGATGTAAAGGCTCCTTCTACCTACAATATTGGAAATAAGCCACCATTGGTTAACTGGACGGTTGTAATTGGCGATAGCGCCTCTTTTAGAATATATGTACAAGATGATGCAGGAGATCCAATTGTAGTTGATGATTGGGACATTGAGGTCGATTTTAGACGGTACTCTGACAACGTTGGAGATGATTTAATATTTGAGTTAGTACCAGTACAATCAGTAACTGATGGAGATGGAGAGTTTTTAGTTTCTTTAACTCCCGCTCAATCTAAACAACTAAGAACTGGTGATGTTTTTGATGTTCAACTTACAGATGCTACAAGGGTTTGGACTGTATGTCAAGGAGAAATGATCATGCTTGGCGAAGTTACAGATCAGTCATAAGAAATGGCTAAAGCAACACTAACTGACGTTAAGGCAAAAACAAAAGTAACTGCAGTAAAAGACTTTAAGTCTTCTAAAATTAAAACTGTTAATTATTCAAAAACAACTTTAACTGATGTTAAAACAAAAACCAAAATAACTCCAATAAAAGGTTTTAAATCTTCGGGTATAAAAACAGTTGACTATTCTAAAAAGGTATCAATAAATGCAATACTTCCATTCAGATTAAAGATAACTAATATAGGTATTGAAGGTATAGATCCTTTGAATCCCCCAGGAATTGGTCTGCAGATAATTGGTTTTTCTAACTATATCTTGTAATAAAATTATGTTATAATATAAACATGGCCCGTCTATCACTAGCAAACTTAAAGTTAAGATTTCAAACAGGAGATCGTCCTTCACAGACGGACTTTGAAGATTTTATTGACACAGCAAGCGCTCAAGCAACAGATTTGGGTAGTGCAGGAAACAATGAGTCAACAATCAACGGCATTGAAACTGCTACAGTAATTGATAATTTTGATGCAACTGAATATAGAGCAGTTAAGTATATGATCTCTATTAAAAAGACTTCTGGTGGCGAGAACAAGTATTACGCAACAGAAATGACAATTCTTGCTGATACTACAGGTGTATCTGTCAGTGAGTATGGAACAATCGACAATGATGGGAATATTGGCACCATTAGCGTCTCCCGTGCTGGAAATACAGTATCCGTAACGGTTACTCCAGTTATCGGTATAACCCCAATCACCGTACGTTATGCACGTATGGGATTAAAGGCATAAAAAAGGAGATAAAAAATGGCAACAGTAGAAAAAGATTTTAAAGTAAAAAATGGTTTAATTGTTCAAGGAGAAACAGCAACTGTTAATGGTAAAAATGTTATTACCGCAGGAACTGTAGATGCTAAAGGTGATTTAATTGTTGGTAGTGCAAATGATGCAATAGCACGTCTTGGCGTTGGAAGCAACGGACAGGTCCTCACTGCAGCGTCAGGTGCAACATATGGCGTTCAATGGTCAGATCCAGCAGCAGTTGGTGTATTTCAAACAGAAATTACTTTTGAAGGCGCAACAGCAGACGACTATGAGACAACACTTACAGTCACAGATCCAACCGCAGATCGGACAATCACACTTCCAAATGCTACAGGTACAGTAGCACTTACTTCAGACGTTACAACTCACGCAGACCTAACAGCAGCACACGGCGCATCTGGTGCGGTAGTTGGAACAACAAACACACAAACTCTTACAAACAAAACATTAACATCACCAAAGATTAACGAAGATGTTGTTATGTCAGCAAGTTCTACAGAACTTAATATTCTTGATGGAGCAACTCTTTCTACAACAGAACTTAATTATGTAGATGGTGTGACATCAGCAATTCAGACTCAATTAAATGCAAAGGCTGCTGATGCAGATCTTACAACACATACAGGATCAACAACAGCACACGGTGCAACTGGTGCAGTAGTTGGAACAACAAATACACAGACTCTCACAAACAAGACTCTTACAAGCCCAACTCTTACAACTCCAGCACTTGGTGTTGCAACTGCTGATTCTATCAATGGTACAAGCATTCCAAGCACAAAGACTCTTGTTGTAACAACAGATAAGTTGAACGTACTTGCATCAACATCTTCTTCAGAACTTGCTGGAATCATCTCTGATGAGACTGGTACTGGAGCACTTGTTTTTGCTAATACCCCAACACTTGTAACACCAAACATTGGTGCTGCAACTGGTACATCTCTTGTTTTGTCAGGGGATTTAACAGTAAACGGTACAACAACCACAATTAACTCAACAGAAATTACAGTTGATGACAAGAACCTTACACTTGGTTCAGTAGCAACTCCAACAGATGCAGGTGCAGACGGTGGTGGTCTTACTCTTAAGGGTACTACAGACAAGACCTTCTCATGGATTGATGCAACTGATGCATGGACATCTTCTGAGCACATGGATCTTGCTTCTGGCAAGGTATTAAAAATTAATGGAACTCAGGTTCTTTCTGCAACAGAATATACAGGAAATGCTGCAACAGTTACAAATGGTGTTTATACAACAAGTAAAATTTCAGCACTTGCTGCAACATCATCTTCAGAACTTGCAGGAGTTATTTCAGATGAGACAGGAACAGGCGCATTAGTATTTGCTAATACACCAACTCTTGTTACCCCAGTACTTGGCGCAGCAACTGCAACAAGCATTGCTCTTCCAGATACTCTTGTTGGATCTGCAACAGGAACCGCTGCTGCAACTGCAACAACTATTGATACTTGGTCAGCAAGCACATACTCAAGCGCTAAATATATCGTTCAAATGAAAAAGGGTACTGATATTGAAGTAATTGAATTGCTTGTTACTATTGATGGATCAAATAACGTTTACTTAACAGAGTATGCTGATGTAGTTAGCAATGCTGAACTAGGAACAACAAACGCTGTTTACAGTGCTGGAAACGTTCTTCTTCAAGTAACTGGCGCAGCAGCAGATACAGTTGTTAAAGTTCACAAAACATACATCGAGGCTTAACAAATAAAAAGTAGGGGGTAGTAAATGCCAACAACAGATAAAGACTTCAAGGTCAAGAATGGCTTAAATGTAGCCACAACTGGTACTTTCGGAGGAACTGTTACAGTTGCTACCCCAACTTTAAATGCACACGCAGCAACTAAGTTGTATGTTGATACGGTTGCTGGAAATGCAAACGTTGTCCCAACCGAATCAACTGCTCCAGTTGCACCAGTAGATGGACAAATATATTTTGATACAGTTACGCAACATCTTTCGATATATTCAACAGATGCTGCTGACTGGATCATGATTGCTACTTTTGATGATACTGCAAACTTGAGACAACATATTCACGATACTGCAATTGATGGAACGGGACTTATTACTACCGTTTTTCAAGATGCAGGAGCATATGATGATGTATTCTCTTCAACACAAATTGCAGGGTTTTACGATTCAGTAGAGTGGTTAACTAGTTATGATGGCGGAAGTCCGTTAGATAACTTTAATTAATCATATGTTATAATAAAGAAAGAATAAAATCTAGGGGGATTAAATTATGGCAACAAGAATGCAACAGAGAC